GAGCAAATAATGTCCATGTAGTTTCTCAAGCCGTCGACCATGTTTACCGCTGTGATTCCGTAGGTTTCGCCCTGGTAAACAACCCGCATTTGAACCGTGTAGCCCGATCGATACCGGACTCGAAAAACCGCCCGAGTCCCTGCCTCAAGTTGTCGACCCCTCATTGATTCGATTCCAGCCGTTGGCTCAAACTTGCAAGGCTCATCGACTACATAGGGGGACCAAGAAACGATAGGCTGTCCCGCTGCGTCGACCGTTTCTGTTGGTTGTTGAATTGTGCATCGGTGCCGCAGGGCCCCGGTAAGTTGGTTCTTAGGCCTCACTGCGCATACTCCCCATCGGGAAATTGCACAATAACCTCCATCTCGATTGTTACTAAGCCGCCGGTTTTAACCGTTGGCTTCCAGCACCTAACGAGGAATTTTCTTCCGTCTTCGCAAGTCAATCCACCCTCTGGGATTTTAATTGCTGCGTTAGTCCGGTCGAGCGGATTGGTTTTTTCTTGTGGTTTGTTCATGGGTAGCTACTCCGCATAAATCGCCGAACCAACATTTCGTAAGGTCGCATCGTTTGCATCGCGTCGGACATAAGCATGTCTCGGTTTTCAAAGTAGTGAGCCGCAAGCATCAAGATAGCCGCCCTAGCCGCCTCTGGTACGCTCTGCCCGTCTTGCGAGTGCCCAGCCTTGTACGTTACCGTCCAGGCATCCCAACGCGATACGGTCGCCGGTAGCGTCACTAGGTAAGCAAGCCGGATTTCGTCAACGTGCAATTGGTACTGACTGGCCGCTAACGTCTGGAGCGTGTTGAGTCCATCGTAATACTGAATCGAGGTTATCGAGTGAATCGGGCTTCGCGGTAGCTTCAATCCATCGGTCCAATAAGGCAACCGGACTCGAAGCGTTTGAAAGCATGTCACGCTGTCGGTATCGTGCTCCCATTGCTCCCTAGCCGCCCCAATCAAAGCGGTAAGGTGCGTGTCATGGCTTGTGTCGCTGCTTGCGATTTCGAGCTGCTTCTTGACCTCGCTGAGCGTCACCGGCTCGGCTGTTGGCTTCGTCACTACTTCGGGTTTCAATCGCACTTGCAAGCCCTCTTTGAATCATCAATTCCGCTTGACCATCCTGGACGCCCACCAGCCGAAAGCCGACTGGTAGGCCGTTCCAATCTTTCAGTAAGGTCAGGTCCATAGACTAGACCACTCGGCAAACATCGCCGTCAGCCGCTTCGGTAGATAGCACTGGGCCGATCTTGCCACGGCTTAGGACGCAGACCGCCGCGATGAAACCGCCGTTAGAGCCGTCGCCAAAGGTGGCGACAATCTTCAAGAACGGATCCTTGTTTCGCATGTCGATTTGGAATACGCAAGTCTGGCCGTCGTCGGTTGCACTTGGCAAGGCAAGCGTAGCTCCGCCCATGCCTGCGCCACCGGCAAAGGTCGCCCCGGTAATGTCGGCGTAAGACCCGCCACTCGTTGCCGAGTTTTGGACTTTCAATGCCGTCAATGCGATGTCGGTCACTCCGAGCTGGACGATGATTGTTGCGTATTCCCATCCTCGTGTATCAATAACGTCAGCCGTAGCCGATGCATTATCGATAATCGCCGCCGGTTTAATGGCCGCTACATATTTCGCTTGTTGCAAACTGTTCACAGGTCACCTACTTTCTTTTTTGGTTGGATTGAATTAAGCCGCCGAGTCAAGCCGAACGATTGGCCCCGCGTTGTTCGCATCGCCCCGCTCGTGGATGTTGTAGTCCCAGCGGATCGTCGATCGGAAAGCCGTTTGGTCGAATTCCATATATCGCGAAGCGTCGGCAACTACGCTCAATCCGCGTCGAAGGCCCAAGGTCGAAGCCATCGAAAGATCGCCAAAGTAGGCGAACTTGGTCGATGCCCCGATTGTGCTTGGAAGCACTTGGGCAAAGACAACTGGATAGCCCAAGAATTGGCGAACCGGACCATCGCCGAAATTCTCGACGTTGTTACCGCCAGCTGCGACTTGGAGCCGCGCCATGACGTTAGACCAAACCGACTTGTGGACAAACCAAACCGGATTGAGACCTGGAAACTCAGGCAGCTTGCCAATCGCAGCGTGAAAGACGCCGATCGTCAGCGATGCTGCTGTGTTCTGAGTCGATGCCGCAGTGACAACGGATCCCGCGTTGAGTGCATTTGCAAGCCCCATGACGCCACCGTTGACGGGCTCGCCATTGCCGAGGAAACCAGCCGTATCGAGCCTCAAGGCGTGAGCTTGCGCCATTTCTTCGGCCAAGTATTCAGCCAAAGCGATAACAGCATCCTCGTTGAGCTCGCTCGAAACGCGGGTAAGGGTCGCCCACTTTTTGGCCGTCAACGAGACTTGGCCCATCGTCGGATCCGATGCCGTGATCTCACCGGCTTCGGAAACAGCGTAAGCAGTCAAGCCGCTTACACGCCGAGGGATGGTAACGGTGTCCGAGGTCATCGGGTAGTCTCGGGCATACTGCGAAATCACGCCGTAGGATTCCATCAGGCTGATAACCGCCGTG